GCTCAAATAAATGCTTTAGCTGCTACTATGTCATCACTAGGTATTGAAGCTGAAGCAGGTGGTACCGCCATGACTACTGTTTTGAAAAAGATTCAAACAGCGGTTGGAGGTGGAGGAAAAGCATTAGCTGGATTTGCCAAAGCTGCTGGAGTTTCGTCAAAAGAGTTTAAACAGGCGTGGGAAAAAGATGCAGTAGTAGCACTCGATATGTTTGTTAAAGGATTAAATAATTCTTCAAAAGAAGGTAAAAACCTCACTACTATTTTATCCGATTTAGGGATTAAGGGTATTCGTGAGTCTGATACTCTTTTAAGGATGGCGGGTGCGTCTAATCTTCTTTCTTCTGCTGTTTCAACATCCACAAAAGCATGGAAAGAGAACACCGCCTTAACTGAAGAAGCCGAGCAAAGATACAAGACTACTGCATCTCAAATGAAAATCCTGTGGAATAACGTTAAAGATTTAGGGATAACCATTGGAGGTATTTTAATTCCTATTGCTCAGGATATGATGAGGAAAATTAAGCCTTTAGTTGATAAATTCGCGGAAATGGACGAAAAAACACTTAAACTGATCCTATCTATAGGAGGAATTGTTGCAGCAATTGGACCATTATTAGTTGTGGGTGGCACCTTGATTAGCTCGCTTGGCGCTATCATGACAGGTTTAGGAACATTGTCAGGAGCAATCGCAGTTGTAACAACAGGAGCAACAGCAGCTACTCCAGCGATTGGAGGTTTAGCCGCGGTGTTTACAACTTTAACTGGCCCTATCGGTATCACGGTTGCTGCGCTTGCAGGTATTGGAGTAGGGATAGGGTTATTAGTTAAAGATTTAAAAAAGCCATCTATCGAAATCCAACGATTTGGTGATGATGTGTCAGAAGCTACTCAGAAGGCTGTTGGGGGATTTTTAGACCTTAATGATAAAGCCACTCTTGCCCTTAGAGAATTAGATTTAACCGCAAAAGAAGTGACTAAAGAAACAGCAGAAGCAGTTTCTAGTAATTTTAGTCAAATGGCTGATCAGATGAGAGAAGCATTAGAGAAAAGAAGTGCAGAATCTCTTGAAATTATGCAGAACTTTATGAGAGAGAGTATTTGGATTAGTCAGCAGGAAAAAGATGAAATCTTAAAAAACATGAACGATAAATACACTCAGCAACAAAATGCAATTTCCAATGGTGAGAAAATCATCAAAGAAATTATGCAAAAAGCATCTGATGAAAAGAGAGTCCTCACTGAATCTGAAAGAATCCAAATCAATAACATCCAAGAAGGTATGGTTAAGAACGGCATTAATTTATTATCTCAAAATGAAGTTGAAGCAAAGGCTATTATGGAACGCATGAAAGCTAATGCGTCTGCTCTAACTGCTGAACAGGCAGCTGAAGTTGTGAAGAAATCTGTTGAACAAAAAGAAGGGGCTATTAAAGCGGCAGAAGAACAGGCTGAGCAAACTATCCAAGAAATTATAAGGCAACGTGATGAATTAGGTACCATAACAGCAGACCAAGCCCACAGAATGATATTCGAAGCCGAGAGACAACGTGATGAAACAGTAAAAAAAGCGGAAGATATGCATCAAATGGTTGTTTCAGAAGCAAAGGCTCAGGCAGAAGAACATGTAAACCACGTAAATTGGGAAACAGGAGAAGTCCTCACAAAGTGGGAAAAGTTTAAACAAGATACATCAATAAAGTGGCAGGAAATGAAAGCAGACGCTGCTAACTGGTGGAAGCAAACTACTGCAGAAGTTAAGTCGAGAGCAGAAGAAATAAAAACTAATGCTTATAATCGTTTTGAAGAATTGAAGAAGCAAACAGCATTAAAATGGGGAGAGATAAAAGAAGGTGCAGCTCTGTGGTGGAAATTAACATCAGAAGTAGTGAAGTTGAAAGCCGAAGAAATGAGGAAAAATGCTGTTAATAAATTCACTGATTTGAAAACAGAAGCAAGCAGAAAATGGATTGAAATTAAAGATGGAATTAAAAAACCTTTTCAAGAAGCTAGAGATTTCATTGATGAAAAAATCAAGGATATAAAGGGATTCTTTTCAAATTTGAAATTAGAATTTCCAAAAATAAAGATGCCCAAGCTACCACATTTTAAACTTAATGGTTCATTTAGCTTAAAGCCACCGAGTGTTCCTAAACTAACAGTGGATTGGTATGCAAAAGGGGCTATATTCACAAAGCCAACTATTTTCAATACACCTTATGGACTTAAAGGTTTTGGTGAGGCTGGTCCAGAGGCTGCATTGCCATTAAACGATCAGGTGCTTGGTACAATAGGTGCTATGATCGCAAAAACAATGGAAAAAGATAATACTTCTCCATCAGTTAATGTTGTTCTCAATTATCAGGGGAATAATGTGCACGATGCTTATACTATGGTGGATATCATCGAAGAAGAATTAAACACTCGCTTTACAAATAGAGCGATCGTAAACGGGGTGAACCCATGAGTCTCATAATTAAAACCTTAGACAACAAACAATATGACCTAACGCAGTATGGCTTAACTTACTTGTCCTTTATGGTAGATTCGCTTTCCTCTAGAGTTGAGTCTGAGACTGCTGAAGGAGCAGACGGTCATATTGATACGGAGATAACTTACGAAGGACGAACCATGACAGCATCTTACTTGATTGAGGCTTCCAATATTGTTGATTTTACAGGGTTAAAAGATGAGGTTTACAAGCTCTTTAATGGTAAGAGCTATTTTTATTTAATTGATACTCGCATCCCTTACAAGCATTGGAAAGTACGAACTGCTTCTAAGTATTCACCTGAAAAAGCAACGCCAAGCATGGGTACCATTGACTTAGATTTTGTATCACCGTCATCCTATGCTGAATCTATCAATAAAGTCGAGTTCAAACATACATCAAACTTTACCCTCCAGAACATCGGAGACGTTGACATCGACATGGTGACTCAGCAGGAGACAGAAATCGAGTTTAGAGGGGTGTCTCAGGGTCTTACCATCCGAAACAATACGACAGGACAAGAGTGGCGGTACAACGGCTCTACAGACGAGAGTGATGTCATTTGTTTAAAAGGGATTAGGTCAACTAAAAACGGGATTAGCATCTTTGGCCAGACTAATCGTAAAGTTCTTAAATTTGTTCCTGGTTGGAATGACATAGAGATTCTTAATGCTGAGGATTACGAATTAACAATTAAAACTAGGTTTTATTATATTTAAGGCAGGTGAACCAAATGCCATTACAAAATGTCTTTGAAATCGACGTAGACATTAAAAGTAAAACAGCCATACGCACACCAACCGTGACACAGAATGACGCGGTTGTTTTTATTTTTCGGGTGTTTGACGAAGGCAGGATTTACAACATTGAGGATGGATCAACCTTTACAATGACGTCCACACGCCCTGATAAACAGGCAGTCATCACAGTAGGTGAGGTAACAGGCATTAACACTATCCGATTTAAGCTAGGCACGACAGAGCTTGAGGTTAAAGGTAAAGTTGAGGCGGTTATCCAAGTTTATGACGCAGATGGGCGTGTATCTACCATACCATTTAGGTATGAGGTGCTTAGTGATCCATCCGGCGATTATATCCCATCGGAGGACGAGGAAACGCTTATCCAAAAAGTCTTAGGCGAGGGTCCAAAAATATTGGCGGATGCTCAACAAGCCACCACGGAGGCAAACGAGGCGGCCGAGGCAGCTAATACGGCTACTGATAAAGCTAATCAAATTGCTGCCGAAGTATCACAGGCAATAAGTGATGCTAGGCAAGCGACCCAAGACGCGCTGGATATTACGGAGATTGCTACTTTCGCTGAACAAGTAAGGGTTGAGGCAGAATCCGAAAGACAACAAAACGAGGCGGATAGAGTACAAGCTGAGACGTCTAGACAAGAAGCAGAGCACGTAAGGCAACAACAAGAAGCTCAAAGGCAGTCTGCTACTCAAACAGCCATCAGTAACGCTGAGCAAGCAACAGAAGGTGCCCAAGCCGTAGCAGATAACACTCGGTATATCGAGCCTTATAACGAGGCAACCGAGTACAAAAAAAACAATGTTGTCCGGTACGGTAAAAACTCATATATTGCTCTGCAAGATACACAGGGTAATGCACCTAATGCTAGCGGTGATTCTGAGTATTGGGGGTTACTTGCCGTAGGTGGTGTGGATGGGACTGGCTTAGTGTCAAGTGTTAATGGAGTCTGGCCAGATGAAAGTGGCGATGTCGAGTTAGATTTTTCTGCTTTTGCCACGAAACAAGAACTGCATACATTGAATGAAGGTTTGTCGGATAACATCAATGAGGTTAGAGATAGTCTTGGGACACATGTATCAGACTATATCTCACATACTGGATTTGCAGCAACCACTGGAACTTCTAATAATTATACAGCAACACTTGAACCTGCACTTTCTGCTTATGCAGAAGGAGTTTCATTGCGAATTAAGATTCATGAAGAAAATACAGATGTAGCCACTATTAATGTTAATGAGTTAGGCGAAGTACCTATTAAAAAAGCAGATGGTTCAGATGTAGATTCTGGTCAATTAAAACAAGATAGTGTATACACCATATCTTTTAATGGCTCAAATTTTATCTTACAGGGTGAAGGTGGTGGTTTAAACAATTTAGATAGGTCTAGTTTAATTGCATCAGTAAACGGAATTTTAGGTGTTTAGGAAAGGAGGTAAACTATGTTATTAAGCGATTTACCTGTCGGAGCAAAAGTTAAAGATCCAGAAACAACATATTATGGCGTGCCTATTGTATTTCAAGTAGCGGCTAAGAATCATGAAGGCTATCCTGAAAACTCTGAGACGCTGATAACTGAAAAGCTCATCACGTTAAAAGCATTTGATGCCAAGGAGCCTAGTAATAGTGACTCTAATAGAAGGACTTACGGAAATAACCGTTATCTTTATTCTAATATTCGCCAATGGCTAAACAAAGATGTAGATTCTTGGTATGAGCCACAACATGAGACAGATGAACCTCCAAATGCTAATGGTGTTAATTATAACTACTATGACAGTGAAAGTGGTTTTCTATCAAACTTTTCGCGGGATTTCAAAAAACAAATTTTAACAACAAATCTCACTGTTGTGAAAAATACCGTCACAGATGGCGGTGAAAGTGAGACATTTCAGGATAAAATTTTTCTGCCCTCTATTACTGAGGTAGGGCTTCCAAATGAAAATAATATTGCGGAAGGCTCCTTACTTGAAATGTTTACCACAGCAAGTGCATCTAGGATCGCAAACCCGACAACAGAAGCTGTTGCCAATTCAACTTATACAAGCACTAGCTTAAAAGATTCTAGTCCTTGGAATTGGTTGCTGCGAACTCCGGTCGCTTCGCAAAGCTATGGCATCCGTATAGTAAGTACTAGTGGAGGTATTACTAATACTCAGGGACAGGCGGGTCAACAGGGGGTTCGCCCCGTTTTGAATCTACCATCTGAAATCCGAGTTTATGACAATCCGGACATAGATGGAGTATACATCTTAGACACTAGACTGGCCGAGATATCTGTGCCACAAGGCGATATTGGCGTTAAAACCACTAAAAATAATCTATTAACCTATAACATTACAACCAAAGATGAAATGTCTGAGGTTGTAGAAAAAGTTAATGGAAAAATTGTGGGTAGAAAAAATTTAGCCAACGGAGAAGAAACCCAGGTTAATTTAACAGATGAGCAGTGGGATGCAGTAGGCTACGGAAAATATACTAAAAGTCCAATAACTAATCTTATGGATTTTAGTAATATTAATGATTGGCAACTAGGATATTTATGGGCAATGAATGGGATAGGAAATCCATTGACAGAGCAAGAAGCTCCTCAACTCGCCTTATTAAAGGATTATATATCAAATTTCCAAGTAGAATATAAAGTTGAAGTAAAAAATGGCTTTAGGTTATTTATCAGAGAAGCTGATTCTTCTGGAAATCTATTGAAAAATAATAGTTTTGATATTGATGATGGAGTTAGTAAGTTTACTCCACTGGCTGAAACTAAAAGGTTATATATATGTATTTCCAATCTCGAAGAAGAAACTATATCTGAATTTGATATCATTAATCAACCGTTTAAAATCTATACAGAAGAACCCAATGTAATAGTTAACAATCTAACAATTGAAATGGGCGATTACAAATGGGACTATACTTTTGATAAACGCTTATCCGATGATTCAGATATCCCAGAAATTGTTAAGGCAACTAAAGAAGCTAATGAAGTTGTATTACCAACCAAAAAAGCTAAAATTATAGAAGCGATCGGGGAGGATGCTAATGAATCAGACAACTTAGAAGAGTTAGCGAATAAAATCATCAGATATGCAAGTGGAACGTGTACTTCTTCTACAACTACTTTACAGTTTCAATATGCAGGTACTACGGGAGCTGTTAATTTAAGATTCGTAGAAATTACAGATATCCCTTTTATACCGTCAAAAATAACTTTAAGTCTTCCTAATGGTAGTTTTGTGTATAAAACATATTACGAAGAAGATAACGATCCCTTTTATCCTAAAACAATTAAACTGTCATCTTATCAAAGTACATCCCAAACTAGTGTGACCACCTACAACTTAAAAGGGGATGCATTAAATGCTGTGGTAAGTGCAAATTTGGTTAGATTACCTGTACAAGTATCAGGTATAACCGGAACGTGGGAAGCGTGGGGAAGGAATGATACAAGTGTATAATGCCTATAACACGTATAAAGTAATGAAAATCTATTATGACAAGGTAACTGGTGAAGTTCTTTTTGATCAAGCTTATAATTATGTACCAGTCCTTAATTTTGATAACGATTATGCAAATTTAACGTCATTAAAACAGAGAACTAAAGAATCAATAGCGTTGTTAGTTCTTAGGGATGGGGAATATGCACAGAGTTTTCAAGAGGGAACTTTGATTAAAGTTGATCCGGAAACACAGGAGTTAACATTTGAGTACCCGAATCCGGAAAATCCAGAGGAACCAATAATCCCAAATAAACCATTTGAGGAACAACTAGCTGAGACTATTGCTTACTCTGTGGAACTGGATTTTAGATTGACCAAGTTAGAACTTGGATTAAATTAAAGAAGGGTGATATCTTGAATACTTATGATGCGTGTAAAAAGTTAATTGCTAATGGTCGCTATGGGACAAAAGATGATATGTTGCTAAAATTAGATATCTTTTTGTTAGGTGATCGCATCACCCAGGGGCAGTATAACGAATTAATCGCTGCATTAAATACCGATGCATAATTGGAATCCGATATAACTACAACACTAACACCTTGAAGGAGGTGTATTTTTATTGCTTATTGTAACGGACTTACAAGGTAATACTGAGGCACTCACAAATATTCAAAATGCAGTTGTAAATGAAGAAGTGAACGGGGATTTTAGTATTTCCTTCACTTCTTTTTTATCACCGGAAAACGCTCATGCATATCCACTTTTAGAAGAAGAGTCACTCATAGAACTAGACGGACACGAATTCAGGGTTAAGAAAATCGTTGAAGTCAATAAAAGAAAGCAAGTGGAAAGTGCCTTGCACATCTTCTTTGACTTAATTGAACATCAAATTTATGGCTATATGGGCGGCACCAAGTCAGCCGATGATATTTTTAATTTTATCCTTGCCGGTTCTGGATGGACGTTTGAAAATGTTGACGTCACTAACTATGTAGTGCTGTCCAATTTTGGCGAGGACAATGCCGTAAAGCTTATCCGTGATGCTTGTAATGCCCTAGATTGCGAGATTAAGATTATGCCTGGCAAACATCTTAAACTGTATAAACGGATAGGCACAGACACAGATAATCAGTTCAGGTTTCGGCACAATGTTAAGACGCTTAAAAAGTCAGTTGACACAAGCAATCTGAGGACAGTTATCAAAGGGTTTGGCTCTGAGGGCTTAGAGGTTACGTACCCATCGCCGATGGTTGCAATTTACGGTGAGAGACATGCGGAGCCTGTCAGGGATGATAGGTACTCTATCCCGGAATCATTGCTAGATAGGCTCAAGCAGGAACTTAACGACGTGCCTGAAATATCGATCGAGATTGAAGTCACTCAACTGGACTTTGAGGCTAACTTAGGCGATAACATTTGGACTATCTATGAGCCACTTGGTATGGATATTAAGACAAGGATTGCAGCTCGCAAATGGTTTCCATTTAGTAAAAGAGCGCCAACTGTCACGATTGAAAATCGTAAAAAGACGTTTAGCGATATTCTCACTCAGCAGCGGATTGAAATCGACCAAAATAAAAAGGAAACACGTTCTCGCTTTGAACAGACCAATGAGCGAATCACAATGGAAGTAGAACAGGTTAATAAATCTATTGCGACACTAAAGCTTGAAGCCGATAATATTAAATTATCTGTTGAAGCTGTGGAGGAATCCGTAGCTGCCGTAAATATAAGGGCAGATAATATTGTGTTTAGTGTCAATCAATTAGGTAATAGAGTCGGAAATGCCGAGTCACAGTTGAGCATTCAAGCTGGGCAAATCGCAACAAAAGTCGAGCGAAATGGTGTTATCTCAGCCATTGTGCAGTCACCCGAGACTATAAAACTGCAAGCTAGCAGGATTGAGTTAGCAGGCATCACACATGTTGCAGATACTCTTACGATTGGAGCTGGTGGAGGTAGGTTCGCAAGTATACGTTTTAATGGGCTAGATACTTGGTTAATGACTTACGGTGACGGTTTACAATTAAGCTCATTAGGTAACTTCGATGTTTACGCAAACCAAATGACATTTACAAGTACTGTAGTCAATCTAGGTACAGCAAGAAGTATTATTTGGGGTAGTAATGGACCTACAAATGTTGCTTGGGCAAACCAAGCAGGATCACTGAGTGGGTATACGGCTTCACGTTTTGCAAAAAACGCACAAAGTCATCAAGATATTTCGTTCGAAATTACTTCAACAGGTGGATTGAGAGCCACGGTAAATGGTAGAACAGCTACTTATTCTCCTACGTCGTGGAGTTAAAAGTTAAAATAATTGGAGGTAAATATTATGATCATCACATTTACATTAAATACGGGTATGAATATCACAGCAAATATTCCAAATTTCAATTCAGAGGATTTCGCCAATAAGTTGAACAATCCTCAAACATTGTTTATATCCGTTGGTAATAATGGTTTTCAGAAGCATTCTCTTGCGGGTTGGCGTGAGGAAACAAAAGAGGATTAAGAAAGGAGCAAAATAATGAATTGGGAAATCTTTTATAAAGTTGGGGCGACTGGAACAGGCGCCATTGTCGGGTATTTATTCGGGGGGTGGAGTATCTTGCTGCAAATATTGCTTGCTCTTGTCATCATAGATTATATAAGTGGACTGCTTGCTAGCGGTGTAGAGGGCAAGCTGAGTAGCAAAATTGGGTTTAAAGGGATTGCTAAAAAACTCATGATTTTTTGCTTAGTTGCTGTAGGACATTTAGTTGATAAGTCGATAGGAGATGGTAGCATGATACAAAATGCGATCATCTTTTTTTATTTGGGGAATGAGTTGTTATCCATCATAGAAAATGCTGGACGAACTGGTCTGAGAGTGCCGGAACAACTCAAAAATGCTGTTGCTATTTTGCAAGGTAAAGGGGATGGAAAGTGATGCAAATAGAAAAGCCAAAACTGGCTTTTAAGGGCAAACTTACCCCTATAAAAAAAGTTACTAAGGTCGTCTGTCATCATCCTGCGCACCCAACGTGGGGCATTATGGAGATACACAATTATCACAAAAACTCTAAAGGATGGGCAGGAATAGGTTATAACTACTTAATTTGCAAAAATGGCCGAATCCAAGAGGGTAGAGGGAAAAATGTAGGGGCACATTGTTCGGGGCGTAATAGCGATACGCTAGGAGTTTGTTTTCAAGGTGACTTTGATAAGCAACAGATGACGGATGCACAGGTTAAGGCTGGCGGATGGTTGATCGCTAAACTAATCAAAGAGCATGGATTGCAGATTAATGATGTGCTTGGCCATCGTGATTTAGCTGCTACTGCTTGCCCTGGTAAAAACTTTAGGATGGCAGATTTAAAGGCTGAGATACTAGCGAATTTGAATCCTAAAACTAAAACATCTGAAAGGAAGTTGAGCGGAATGAAACCAAACTGGAAAGATTGGCAGTGGAAAGAAGCTGCAGAAATCTACAAAAAAGCAAGAGTAAAGGGTATTCTTTCATCTGATGAATGGGAAAAGAAGGCTACAGCAAAGAATTTAACATTTGACGAGATTGAGTACCTTAATTTGGTGCTTAATGGTCGGTTGTTGTAAATGCTAAAGCCCTTACTCATTGAGTAGGGGCTGCATCTATATCTCAATCTCCATTTAGTTTTAGTATAAATTACCATCATGTGTAATTATATGGTAATAAGTAAAATGTCACATATTATTCAAATATTTTTCCATCAAGGCTTCAACCAAATTCCTCAACTGAGGATTAAAGTAACTATGCTTTGCTTCGTAACGGTTAGATACAAACAAATAATGAGTAAAGCTCTCGTCTCTGTCTGTTTCAAATGCTTTAAGATTGTTTTGTTTCATATGTTTCTTGGCTTGATGTAAATCTTTTTGAATAGTTTTCATCGTTTTCTCAATAACTGCTAGATAGGGCTGCTTAAGCTTAACAGGTAGCTGCTCAAACAATTGCCTGTCTCTCTCTAATACAGTTAAGAGCATCGGCAATAAAATGGATTGCTCAATGATTTTACGGTCATCCTCCTTTATTAGCACCTAGATCATCTCCGTTTTACTAATGTCATTTATCGATAACATTAATATCTCCTTGTCTGTATCGATTAATAAGGTCTTAGTGACATAATCAATTTTGTCGACTATGCCTTCAATGTCTTTAAAATATCCATCATCCCATAGTGTAAGCCGCATAGGTATGGTGTAATTAAGTGAGTTATAAATATCAATGTTTATTTGCTCAAGTTCTTGTTCGTCTAAAACTGGTTTAGGAACTTTTTCTTTATCTTTCCCCATCTTGATAAGCAATTCCTTGTGTTCCGGCAACATCATTCGGCTTGACTCCCACCGTAAATTACTTCCCTCTGTCAGTTTGTTCATAATTCAATCACATCTCCTTTGATATAATTATACAAACATTTGTTCGTATATCAAGTATAAAAAATACCGCCTCAGTATGAGACGGATTTGTTTATTTTTCTATCACTGTTGAACTTATCACAGGAAAACCAACTTCATCTTTTCCATCATAGATTCCGTAAACTTTCACTATGTCACCTTCTGTATATTCTTCTTCTTTTAAGAGGTCTTTAATTGAATACATACCAGTACCATCGTTTTCATCAGTGGTAAGAGTAAAGGTTCTGAAAATACCATCTTCCTGAATATTAGAAATTTCCCCGGTAGCATGCACTTTCAATCCAACCTCTGCCTCGTCACTATTTAATTCTACAAAGTTAGCTGCTACAGCCTCATCCTTTAGAGATTCATTTAAATCTTCCTGTGAGGGTTCGGTTGATTCAGCCTGTTCGGTCTTTTCACTTTTAGCGGCTTCTGGATCTGCATTTGTTGATGTCTTGTCTGCTTCATCTGACCCACAAGCAGACAAAAGTAATACTAACGATAATATCACAAACCATTTTTTCATTGTTTTTCCTCCTTATAAATGTACACGTCCTCAAAATTTACGTTCAAAAGTTTAAAAAGTTTCAGCATTTGAGGTACGGAAGGGTATGTCTTACCAGTACACCAATTGGATAAGGTGTTTTGAGATATCCCAAATATTTTGCATAATTCAGTTCTTGTGTATTTAGATTGTTTAACGTACAAGCCTAGTAGACAAATTACCATATACATCACCTAATATATTAATTCGGTACAAGATTTATTATTCCTTTCACAAATATTTTTATAAAATCACAATAATTTTGTGATAGTACAAACCAAGCGCCCATACACTGTACTAGACAGTGACAAAGTGAGGTGATAATAATGGATCCTATTACGTTTGGCATGGTGGCAATTGGTGTGGCTGGTGGGAGTTTATGTGTGGTAACTATCCTGGATGCTTGTGGCATTAAAGTTAACGAGAATGCTATAAAGATAGCTTTAGAGATTACTAAATATGTAGGGTTGCTGTATCTACTCCAACATCTGAGTAAGCTATTTTTTTAAACTATCATCGTTCCCTAACGAGAGAAACGAGGAAGGGATAGTAAGCGATAAGCTTACTTAGTTGCTCTGAGAGTGACATCAAAAAATAACAAGTGAGATAGCAATATTTAAACATCAGTCGTAGTCACTGACATAGAGACTCAATGCCTATGAGACTGACCAATACAATGACAAGGAGAGTGACACAATGCTAGAGTGGTTTATCCCGCCTGTGCTTGTCACAGCTGCAGCGCTTGTCCCCAATAAAAGGCTAACTAAATGGGAGTTTAACAAAAAGCACTTATATAATGGCAGCTGGCTTGTACCGATCGGAAAAAAGCGTAAGGTTATGTATCACAATTTTGAGCATTACCCACATTTGCTTATTGGTGGTACTACTCGGTTCGGAAAGACAGTAGCTTTAAAAGGCATTTTCGCTTCGTTGCTCCTGTCAAATTCTAAACATGTGCGTCTTATTATTCTGGACCTCAAAGGCGGTCTTGAGTTTTCCAAATATCAAAACTTACCTCAAGTATTAACCGTGGCATCAGACCTCCTAGAAGCGTGTAAGGCGCTTGATTATGTTTATAAGCTTATAAAAGCCGAAGAGGAACGATATCGCCAAAATGGCTGGACGAATATCTCTGAAACACCTATTAAGGAAAGGACATTTATCATTGTGGACGAATCTGCAGAATTATCTCCTAAATTAGTGAATAAAGAGTTTAAAAAATATGCCGAGCTAGCTCAGATTTATTTGGGAGAGATTGCTCGTATTGGTGGAGGTTTAGGGTACCGTTTAATTATGGCCACACAATATCCAACTCGTGAAGCCGTGCCTATGCAAGTCAAAATGAACATGGTGGCAAGATTGGCATTTCGGATCGCAGATGGAACGGGCAGTCGAGTTATTTTAGATGAAACAGGCGCAGAGGAATTAGAACCAGTACCAGGAAGAGCAATTTATAAATTAGCGCAGTCACATGAGATTCAATGTCCCTATATTAGTGACAAAATGATTGGAGGGTTTCTTGATGAAATTAGAGAAGATAGAACAGATATTATCGACCATAGATAGTTTGGGGGTAGTGAGCGTTAAACAGCTGCATGAGATTTTGAAGTTAGGATCGTATCGTCATACTTGTAGAGTAGTTGCTCAACTGGAAGAGTATCTGAATGTAGTTCGCTCCCAGCAAAAGATTATATATCTCAATTAGGAAGGACGCCAATTGATTGGTTCTGAAAAGGAGATAAAGAAATCTGTCCTATTCGACCATATGCTACTCAGCAATGAAGCCTATATATATTATGGTTGTCCAAGTGATTGGAAAAGAGAGCTTCCAATTGAGGTTACACAGGAGCCTGAATTTAGCTTTGGAATACAAATTAAGGGGTTGAATGTCACCAAGAAGAAAACAATCATTCCTGACGCCGTATTTAGTCGTGATGGTTATGTCCATCTTGTTGAGATTGATAATACAAGGAGCACGCAAGATAATCGGAAGAAGATCCAAAAATATAAAGAGATGTGGTCGGAGATAAAAAACCGTTTTGGATTGCAGCCAAAGTTATGTATTTTTACGATGAGTGAAAAAAGAAAAAGAGAGTTTGCTCAATTATGTGAGAAACTCCCTTGTGATATTAAGTCTTTTTTTGAGTTATAAATTGTTTGTCTTTTGTGGGTATTAAAGTGCCAGCACCCACAAAAGACATCTTATCTAGCTGAAACAACAATGATCTCTCTCGGCTTTCCTGTTCCACGTTTATATTCGTCTTTTGTATCAATAACTATTTGCTTAAATAAACGAGTCATTAATTCTTTTTTATCGTAATCGTCCGCAACTTGCCATAAAGCATCAATATTATCAACAAGGTAATTTAGATCTTCTTGTTCAACATTTCCAGATTGATAATAGGCATTTAATTCTTTTGCGATTCTCTTTTCTTGAATTCTTAGAGCCTCAGTCTCGGATATCAATTCATCAATATCAATGATGTCCATTTTGAACATAGTTTTTTGTTTTTCGATTAATCTTTGAATAGACTTTAATTCTTTTTCTAATTCGCTTATATTCTCCATGGACGTATTACTGTCTTTAATAGGTCCTTTGACTATATCATCAAGCGAGGTTAATATTTTTTGAGTGAGGTTTTTTTCTAAGATGATATGGCTTGTACATTTCTTTCCTGCTTTTTTACCTGAACACCGATATGTTTTGACTCCTTTTGCCCCTTTATGTCCAGACATAGACGATCCGCACCTTGCACATTTGAGGATTGATGAAAAATAATAATTACTAGTCTCTCTTTTACCTCCGAAGGTTCTGCGTTTATCTAATTCCTCTTGAAGAGCCCAAAAGTCTTCTCTTGGAATAATTCTAGGATGGATGCCCTCATATAAATTTTGCTCTCTTGGTGGTTTTTTAGACTCTTCCTTTGTGTTGTTTGTGACATACCCAGCATAAACAGGGTTATTTGCAATATCTCTTACTGTGTCTACGTGCCAATCTCCGCCTTTTTTTGTAGGATACCCTAATTCAGTTAGCATTTTTGCTATTGTGTAAAAGCCTAGTTGTTTGGCTAGTTTAAATATCTTTTTAACAACCGGTTCCTCATTTTCGTTAATGGTAAGCAAATCATTTTCGTAATTATATCCATAAGGAGGAGTACCGCCCTTCCATTTTCCGAGCTTTACCTTTTTTTCAATTCCCATCTTTACTCGCTCTGCTAAGTTTTCACGTTCCCACTGAGCGATAGCTGCCACAAGAGTTATGAATAATCTCCCCATTGCATTAGTAGTATCATAAACTTCTGTTGCGCTTTTAAACTTACAATTGTGGTCATCTAAAATCTGGAGAATATTATACAAATCTAGAACAGACCTTGTTAATCGATCCAGACGATAGACTAACAGTACATCAATACCACCTTGTTTGATTCGATTAATCATTTTTTGAAAATAAGGGCGATCCATATCTTTGGCTGAGTATCCATCGTCAACTACTGTTTCGACTAGATCCCAGCCTTGAGAAACACAATAAGCCTCTAATTTTTCTGTTTGAGCTGCGATAGAGTATCCATGTTTCGCTTGTTCTTCTGTGGATACCCTAACGTAAGCAATACATTTCATTCAGTTTTCCTCCTAGAATTTAATGTCGAGAGGGGCCATATACCAAACTAATTTTCCTTTTAAATGAATGGGGTTGTACTCCTGTTCTTTGGAACTGAAAAACTGAGTCTTGATGTTGGGGTTATAACTTTCCGGTTCTAATGTTATCCCGTCTTGGAATTTATAAAATCTTTTAAGCGTAGCATCGTATCCATTAACTGATACAGCCGCAATGTCTCCATTTTTGATTTCTTCCGTTGGGTCTATTAAGGCAAGAGCTCCAGAAGGAATAACTTTATTCATGCTATCTCCTGATACTTTTACTAAAAATGCATCAGGATACATGTCAGCAATCTCTCTTGGCACATTAATCATTTCTTTTACTGGAATCATTTCAATGGGTATACCAGCTGCAATAGAGCCTAATAAAGGCATTGGAACTGAATCAGATCCATAGGTTTGTTGAGGCTCATTAATAGTTGAAACAATATTCTTATTTTCGATAATGTCACTTTTTAATATTCCAAAATGGTCGGCAATTTTTTGAATAGCTCCCATCCTAGGAGATTTTTCATTTTTCTCCCATGTTGATACAGCTTTATCAGAAACTCCAGCGATTTCACCTAATTCTTTTTGAGATAAGTTATGTAATTCTCTTAGTTTTTTTATGTTTTCCCCGATACTCATTTCCGTTACCTCCGAACTAAATTATATAGACAATTATATACCTTAAGTAGAATATAATCAATAAAAAGTAGATTTATTTCTTCTTTTTGTAGAATTTTGTAGAAAAATAAGAAGTAAAAATGTTTTTGGTGTTGTTGACATTCTACTTTAAGTAGATTATTATGAGTTTGTAAAACAAATTAAGCGAGGTGAGAAACATGAATATCACTTTACGTCAGGCTAGATTGTTGAAAGGTCTTACTCAAAAAGAAGTAGCTGAAAAGTTGGGTGTCCATGTTCATACTTACAGTAAAATGGAAAAATGTCCTGATGAAGTTACAATTGGTGATGCTAAAAAACTTAGTGAAATTCTGCAGTTTAGTTATGACTTTATTTTTTTTAATGATAATTCTACTTTAAGTAGATATGAAAGGGGTGAATCTGCTACCTAAGGTAGAAAAATTGACAGATTTGTCTATCTGTCCACTCTGCATATAGTGCATTGAGGTGAAAACTTATGAAGGGGTTACCCGGTTTTGAATTAACGGAAGAAAAAGTAAAAGAATTAAAGCCAATTATCGAAAGAATCTTGTCCAAAAAATATGGGAGAGAAATTAAATTCATTAACTTAACTATTGGAGAAATATCAATCAATTGCGAGGAGGAAACCCAATAATGCAAAAAGACATTACACACCGTATTGCTTACTACACTCGAAAAGTAGCTGAGAGAGTTTCAATTCATCGATCAAAAGTATTACAGCCATCAATGACATACAGGGATATGCGCTTAATAGCCTATAAAAAGCGCATGAACGAATTAATTAAGCCTAATTAGAAGTGGTTAATTGCTGATTCTTTGCATACGGATTAATAGCTTAATAGACGGTAGCAACGTCAATGAAAATTAGGGGGTTGAGATATGGATCTTTGCGAAAACTGCAATGAACGCAAATCAACTAAGCTTTGCGATTATGCAGTAGGTACAGGAATAGTAACGAGTATTGATTTTCAAGAGTTAACTGAAACGTGTGATAAAAAACTTTGTCGTAAATGTGCAATTAACATTTGGGCAAATTGTGATGTGTGTCCAGAACATGCGGAACAAATAAAAGAAAAATTATCAAAAGCCTAGATGGCTTTCCTTTTTACCCAATGCGCGAAATTTGATGAACGATTTTAGTTCTAAAACTTGAAAGGGGAGAGAAACGATGGAACAACTTAAGATTTTTAATTTCAAGCAAAATGAAGTTCGTACAGTTCTTAAAGACGACGAACCTTGGTTTGTAGTAAAAGATGTTTGTGATGTTTTGGAAGTATCAAACCCTTCCAAGGCAGTGAGTAGGTTAGATGAGGATGAACGGTCTAACTTCAAGTTAGGGCGTCAGGGTGAAGTAAATATCATTAATGAATACGGGCTTTATTCGTTGGTATTATCAAGCCGCAAACCAGAAGCAAAAGAATTCAAACGTTGGATCACTCATGAAGTCATTCCGTCCATTCGAAAACATGGAGCATATATGACTGACCAAACATTAGAACAGGCGCTAACAAGTCCAGACTTCCTAATCAAGCTAGCAACCAATTTAAAAGAAGAACAGGTTAAGAGATTAGAAGCTGAACAAAAAGTAAAAGAGCAAAAGCCCAAAGTTCTTTTTGCTGATGCAGTTGAAACTTCTCAATCATCTATTCTAGTTGGCGAACTTGCAAAAATTCTCAAGCAAAACGGAGTGGAAATCGGGCAGAAACGATTGTTTGAATGGTTACGAGAAACTGGCTACCTGATTAAGAAAATAGGAGAAGAATTTAACAACCCTACTCAAAAAAGCATGGAATTAGGTCTCTTCGAAATTAAAAAGAGTGCCATCAACAATCCCGATGGAAGCATTCGAGTAACGAAGACACCAAAGGTAACAGGAAAAGGGCAAGTTTATTTCATTAATAAATTTCTCAACTACTCAGAAGGGAGGTAAAGACAGTGAAAATCAAAGCAGGCGAATGGTTAGCTTTAAGCTACGCAGACCGGTATATGGCAATTTACCGAACATTTGTTAAGAACCAATTGAAAGGGGGTGAAGAAGGTGAAAATCAGTAAAGAACTCTTACATTACGTAGCAGATGGGGATGCACACATAAAGCTTTCAAGCGTGGAACACTCCACAAACCTTCGTGAAGTTGTAACTCTTGGCTATATGGCAGATGAGTATGAGGGAGGTGAGAAAAATGAAGATTAGTAGATTTTTAAAACTACCGTTAAAAGATCGCATCATCATTTTACAGCAATTATCAAAAAGAAAGGGGTGAATCAGATGGATTTAAAAACTTTGGAGTACTTGGAGGAACGTGCTAAGAAAGCTAGGAAGATTGTTGACCGTATCGATGAGTTAACTTATAAGGCTGAAAAGATTTATGATACAAACCAAGTTTGCTTTACTACTAAAAAAACAAGCGTGACCCTAAATGGTTATGAATTAGTAACAGATATTCAGAAACACGCACTTGAAGCCATCAATCGTGAAATATCTCGACTAGAAAAAGAACTAGCCGAACTGTAGGGGGATGGGTTTGGAAACCGCAACATTGCGTTGTCCTAAATGTCACAAAGGTTTTGAAGTGTTGGCAGATGAGCAGTTTGACCACGGTTGCCCATATTGCGGATTTAGCCAAGAAAGCGAGGCGAAAACTATGATTCTTGATGTCTATGTTTGTCCTGCAGATCATGAATTTGCGGTGAAGGATGGAGAGGAACCAACGCTTTGCCCATTTTGTGGAACAAAAGAAATTGAGTATAGTCACTCAGTAAATGAATAGGAGGGAATGTTTTGAACATTATTTTCAAGCAATTAGTTCTTAAAAATTTCAAAAGTCACCAGGATATCACTGTTAACTTTGGCGAGCGAACAGATATCACTGGTGACAACGCAGTAGGAAAATCAACAATCGTTGAAGCTCCTTGCTATGTATTGTACGGCACAGATGCACTAGGTGGCAAGCTAGATCCGACACCGATTACTTACGATGCAGATGAGACATTGGTTTCGCTTTTATTAAATGTTGATGGAAAAGACCTGTTATTAGGTCGTGGATTAAAGAAAGGCAAGACCTCTTATTACATCAATGAAGTGCCAAGTAAGGCAGGAGAATTTAACGAAGTGGTTGAGCGATTAGGGGATAAAGAACTCTTAATGTCTCAGTTAGTACCTAACTATTTTTTCACACTCCACTGGGAGAAGCAGAGAGCTTTAGTTATGCAATACGTATCAGCTCCTGCAAACAAAGAGGTGCTTAAAAAGCTCCCAGATTTACAGTCCGAAAAGCTTGGAGCTTTACTTAAAAAACATAGTCTTTCAGACATTGAAAAAATACATCGAGAAAACAAGACCAAGATGGACAAGGCTTATATTGCTGCACAAAGTCGCACCAAGACACTTAAAGAACAATTAGACCAATTACCAGAAGTAAATGTTCCGATCGAGTCGTTAAAAGTGGAATTAAATCAAATTGATAAACAAGTGCGTGAGAAAGAAGCATTGCTCGATAGCGCAGTTGAAAAGAACCAAGAATACTATTCAGTCCTTAACAAGTCAAAAGCCATTCAAGACCAAATAGCCATGTCTAAGGAAAGATGGCCATTCCTCAAAAATGAAGTGATTGAAGATACGTGCAGAACATGTAAACAGCCATTAGATGAAAAGTCCGTTGAAGCTGTAAAGGCGGATAAAGAAAAGCGTATGGCTGAATACAAGGAGGGTCATAGTGCTCTCATTAAACAACGTGATGAACTGAAAGAAAAGCTTGCTGAACTTGATTTTATTGACGTATCAGAACTTCGTGAAGAAATCCGTTCCATTGATGAAAAAGGTTATCCATTACGTGAAGCCATTAATGCGTATTCGCAGTTTATTAGATTGCAAGAACAGGTGGCAGAAGCCGAAAAGGCAGAGCAAGAAGCCCTTAACAGCCTAAACGAGTCCATTTTTATCATCGACTCCATTAAGGCATTTAAAGCCAAAGAAGCTGAATTACAGGCTGAAAAAGTACAAGCCCTATTCGATACGCTTTCCATTCGGTTATTCGAGCAACAGAAAAACGGTGAACTCAAGAATACCTTTGAGATCGAAATGGACGGTAAACCATATCGCAAGCTTTCTCTTTCAGAAGGCATTCGAGCAGGACTTGAATTGCGCGAAGTACTTGCACAACAGAGTGAGATTGTTGCTCCTGTGTTTGTCGATAATGCTGAATCAATTACGAAGTTTAAACAGCCTACTGGACAGTTGATAACAAGTCGTGTAGTTGCTGGGCAAGAGCTAAAGATTGAGGCGGAAAGCAAATGATGAATTTTAAATGTTGTGTTGCCTGTGGATGGGGAAGTGCTGAAATAAATAAAAATGCGGATGCACAAATCGAGAAGTTCGGAGAAAACATCTGCGTTAAGTGTGAGGATAGTTTCAACTCGATCCTAGAAAGTGAAGAGGAATTGCGCTTGAAAACCGGCTTTGGAGTTTCCGAGACTTTAATTACTAAAGATACCATTTATTACTTTGAAGCAGACCGCCCGAAGGTATGTGACCCGAAAGCTCCATTCTTGGGGTTTGGTGGTTCTTGGTTCTTGATTACCAAAGACCAGAAAACAAAATACGGAGGCTCCATTAGAAAAGCATTCGTTTCCAACAACCTATTTCATGATAGAAGCATACCGAAAAGTTTCCGTGAAAGGTTTCTTGAAAAAGGGAAAGTCAATGCAACCGTGGTCGGAATTTCTAAACAAGAGCTTATTTCGTTAAAAGACCAGTTGAATAGAATCCCTTACCTAAATGAGGTGAAACCATGAAACAAGGCAAACGTCCCACTCGCAACCAAAAGAAGCTCTTTATTGAATACGGTTTGAATCCAGCAAAGTGGCTTATCGTTAAAAATCAAATGCATGAAATGTTAGTTGTCCATCGGGAAACTGGTCGGACAAAGACTATCAAATTATAAATCTAGGAGGGATTTGCTTGGCTATCAAAGTTATTCCTTTTGCTAGAAGATTCTTAGTAAATTCAAATGATAAAGAAGATTGCATTGCTCTCAGAATGTTTGATAGAGATTCGAGTTTAATAGAGGTTAGCTTTCCTTTCCATGAGGATACACCGAATTTCTTTCTGTCTATTTCAGAAGCTTTGGATCTTAAAAACGCAATTGACCAATTAATAGATTTAAAAATGCTAGAGAAGCCTAGGGAGGAAAAATAACATGTCAAAAAACCAAATCGCAACATTACCATTAACACCGGAAATTACAGAAGCATTTGCACCTGCTGTATTAGAAGTAATTCGTACATCAATTGCACCAACAGCTAATGACCAAGAGTTTCTACTCTTTGCTCACAAAGCAGCTTCTTACGGATTAGATCCTTTCAAAAACGAAATTTTCTTTATCAAATACGGAAACACTGCTCGTATTCAGTTCGCAGCAGAAGCTTACCTTTCAAAAGCTCGTGAAAAGGAAGGATTTCAACCACCTGATACTCAAATGGTTCATGAAAATGATGAATTCAAAATCAGACAAAATCCTGAAACTAAGGAAATGGAAGTAGTCTTGCACGAAATTAGTTTTCCACGCGGGAAGATAATCGGCGCATATTCTATTGCATACAGAGACGGTCATCGTCCAGTAACGGTGATTAAGGATATCTCAGAAGTGGATCATATGTTTACAGGGCAAAACAAGGATAACTGGAACAAATGGACAGCAGATATGCTTGGGAAATTCGTTGAGCAAAGAGCTCTTAAAAAACAATACGGACTAGAGTTTGAGGATGAAACTATAACATTGGGCGAAGGTGAGAGTCCAATTCCTGAATATAAGCCGGAAGAGAGAAAGGACATCACACCTAACCAAAACATCATCGATGCT